TAGGTATGCCCGCCATATCTGCAACTGTTTGGTGGAAATCTGCGTCGTCTTTCTCATAAGCTTTAATTAATTGTTCTGATCCTTTAAATCCGACTGTATAAGCATAATGCGCCACAAGTCGTGGCTCCTGTTGCGAATAATCGAATGAGCCCCATAATAAGTCATTATCAGGTTTAAATATAGATCTAATTTTAGGTCCAAATTCTTTATTTTTTGCAGGAACTTGTTGTAAATTAGGATTTGACATGGATAATCTACCAGAAACTGTTCCTCCCGAATCAGATCTTAATTGGTTAATTTCCGCATGAATTCTACCCTTATGTTGATATTTAATAATTGAATCAATAAATGTTGATGTAAATTTGTTTATTTCTCTAGCTTCTCTAAGATACTTAGCTATTGGAGCGGAACAATTTAAAAGCCAATTAGCTGTAAAGCTAGGTTCTTTTGTCTTCTCTGTTCTAGGGTAGTCTATCTTTAGTTTATCAAAAGCTTTAGCTATACTTCTTGCCTCCCAAATCTCTACATTTAAACCACATTCTTTATTTAATTGATGTAATAAGGTTTTTTCTTTTTCTAAAAATTCAAGTTTTAATTTTTCAGCTTGTGTAACATTTACTCTGATACCCTTTGCTCTCATTGCGATTAATATTGGAGTAAGTTTTGTTTCTAAGTCAAAAATTGTTTGTAATGAATTGTCATAGATTTTAAATTTTAAATACTGCCAAAGTTTTAAAGTTAATGATGCATCTTGCTCTGCATAAAACCCTACATACTGAGCAGGTAACTTATAAAGCTCCTGTTTAGCGTCCAGTCCCCAGTCGGCTGCTGCTTCTTTTAGCTCTTGTTCAGACTTTGTTTCGCCTAACCAATCGAAGCCGAGAGAATTTAGTGAATAGGAAAATCTATTTTCATCTACAATAGCTGCAGCAATCATAGTATCAATTATTCTTCCATTTTTAATATTTACTCCGTGAGCCCTTAACCAACCCACATCGTACGATGAATTGTGAAATATTTTATCTCCAGGACCACTTACAATGTCTTGTACCCAGTCCATCACCATTTTATAATCCATGTTAGAACCAACCTCATGACCAATAGGGTAATAACCAACAAACCCTTCAGTAGCTACACCAACACCTACAATATTACCGTCCATAGTAGGCCAACCCGGTCCTTTTTCTTTTATGTTTGGATCTTTAGTTTCTAAATCTATTGCTATTTCTTTTGCATTTTTTAAATCAGGGAAGTGTGTTGGAGGAGTCCAGTCTGATTCTTTGAATATAAAATTTATTTGATGACTCATATTATTCTTCTGTTGTAAAATTAAAGTTAGCGGATACAGAGATTCTTTCACAGTCCGATTTAAATGGAAAAACAAAGTGTTCTAAGGTAGCAGGAAATATAAAAAAATCTCCTTTTTCTGGAAAACAATTTACGTTACTAATATTATATTTTGCATCTGAAATTTTAGATCTAAATGAAACTGCTCCAGGGCCTCCGTTTTTTGAACCCCTTCCCATAAATTCTTTGTTTTCTTCGATTAATTTTTTTGGGATATTTAAATATATAACACATGAAAAATCACACTCTGTATGTGTATGTGGTGGATTAAATTCACCTGGCTTCATAAAATTGACCCAAGAAGAATTTGTTTCGATTAATTTAATTTTAGTCCCATACCACTGTGTAAAATATTGTATATAGTCGTTAAAGTATGGTGTTAGTATGTTGTTTAATTCATTTGTATTTATAGTATATTCTTCTTTGATATGACCCGCTAAATTTTTTCGGTAATCTTTGTCTTTTTCTTTAACACATAATAATAAAATTTTATTAATATCATTATCATTTATTTTAGTTTGAAATAATAAGGGACCCCAATAATAAAATTTACTCATTTTTTATTATCGCCTAAATTTACAAATCCAAAATTAAATGCAATACTTATTTTGTCTTTGTCATTTAAATGTGCTTCATATCCATGTACTGTATGTGATCTAAATAGTATCATTCTTCCAGGTAAGCAATTATAATTAAATGCACTAAAACTTAATTCATTGCAATTTTCTGGATGTTGAGGAGTATAATAATCTTGGTATAAGTTTTTAAATTTTAAAACTGCAGTTTCAGGTGCATCCACGTAAAAAACTCCACTGATTAATGCATTTCCAGAAGTAGCATGAGTGTGAAAAAAATGGTAATCATATTTTTTAATTAAATTTACCCAAATATGTTGTATACCAAAATTAACTATTTCTTTATCAGAAAATCCTAATCCTTTACAATAATTAACACAGTTATTATTTATTTCTACAATTAAATTTTTAAATGCAATATCATTAAAGATATTATTTGAATTAAAAAAAGTATTATTAGTTAATTTAGATTCAGAAAAAGATCTCGTAGCTTTATTTTTTTCAAAAAAGTTTAATATATTTGTTTTGTATAATTCTAATTCACCTAATAAAATATTATCTTTTATAAAAATAGGAGTTGGAAAAATTAAATGTATATTATTCATTTATAATCTCTTTCTAAAACCATTTCTAAATAGTGTATTGCTTTAAGTATATCTTCTTTCTTACCTTTTAATTTATGTCTACAAATATATTTAATTGCATTACCTTCAGCGAAGGGTAAATTGTTTTTGTTAATAAATTGAGAAGGCTGTATTTTCATTGATCGATAATGTTGGCCCCCTATCTGCTTAAAAAATGCTTTATTTGTCATAAATGTAAGTTATTTTTGGTTTAAATTTTTTATTATATTTGTCTCTAATGATTCGCAATCTTTTACACATTAATTGTAATATTTTCAAACGTTTTTTTAATCTTAATAATTCTTTTTTCATAACTTTAATTATCTAATATTTCTTGTAATTTCATTTAACATTCTACAAAGTGGAAATGTATATTGATGGTTGCTTCTCAATATATGTAAGTTTTGTTTAGCCCTAGTAACTCCTACATACCATACTCTATATTCAGAGCAACGATCTTTTCCTATTTTATTTTCCAAATGAGCAGGCCAATTGGATTTTTCGTAAATTACCACGTCATTGGCCTCTCCGCCTTTAATTGAATGAATGGTGTCTATTACAATTTCAGAATCTAGGTCAGGATTAACATCTGTCTCAATTAGTTTGTTAAAATAATATTTATCTTGTTCAGAAAAATTTCTATTAAAAACATTAGTCCAATCATCTTTAGGAACTCTAAGACCAGCTTCTGTTACTAAAAAATTATAGTCAAATAATAAATTGTTGTTTATGGCCATCCACTTTTTACTGTCTAAACTTCTCCAGCCATAAGCTATTTCATTAATGTAAGTATAAAGAATCTGACACTGTTCTTTATTAATTTTATTACCACGCATTAACTGATTCCAAAGCTTAATTGCTCTCCACTTGTGTATATCAAAAGACTTTGATCCTTTTGCACTTTGAAAAAATAAACCTATGGTTTTTGCCTCTAATTTAAGTTCGTCTACAATTTCATTTGTCCGACCTAATATCATCCAACTATCGGATGCACTAAAATTAATATCCTTAAGTCTTTGATATGTAATGATGTTACCTAAATTTGTTCTAGGCACGAAGTCTTTTCTTTTTCTGCCTTTAATATATGTTGCAATATATTGAGAAAAATCATGTATTGTTTTTGGTATTCTGAAAGATGTTTTTAAAATAAAATCTTTACCAGGAAATTCATTAAAATATTCTACTTCAGCCCCATTCCATTCATAGATCGCCTGATCATCATCTCCAGCAATATAGACTCTACTTGAGTTATTGGCTAACTTATATACTAGTTTCCATTGCAAAGGAGTTAGGTCCTGAGCCTCGTCTACTATTAAAACTTTTAATTTTGGCGCGGCAGCATTCTCAATGTAATGTTCAATCATATCAGTAAAATCTACTCTATGATCTTGTTTATATTCATCGTAAGCTTCGATAATTAATTTAAATTTTTCGTAAACAACTCTTTTAATTTTTTCTTCTTTATACTGATCATCTGGATGAATTAATCTATTCCTTGCTTTATCATATACTCGTAAAGACCAATCATTCCAAACAAGATGACCATTGTAATTTTCGAATCTAACTTTAGGCAAACCTAGAGTTTGGGCAAACTCTACCATGTCTATATCTGGATCAATAACTGGAATTTGTTTATAATTCTGTCTACAAAAACTATGTATTGTTCTAAAGTTTCTTAAATCATCATCGGTGCAGCCTACAAACTTTTTAAATGCTCTGTATCTTGCTTCATTAACTGCCTTGTTTGTAAAGGATAAGTAGGCCATGTCTCTAGGTTTAATACCTCTTGTTATTAATTTCTCCACTCTTTCTAAAAGAGTTGTTGTCTTTCCTGTACCCGGAGGACCGTATATTTTAATGGTGCGGTTCTTCAAACGGTGCTTTTTCTCTTTTGAATAAGACATTTGACCTTTCAATTATTGGTTCTTCTGGTTTTTTACAATACCAAATATTTTTAATTTTTAATTTATCATAATATTCTTTTTTAATTGAACCATTCTTTTTGAGTGTATTGATGATTTCAAATTTTTTAATGGCTTTATTATTTTTTCGTATGAATCTTTCAAAGGTTTTATACTTAAACACAACATTACTATCGTGTAAGAACCACATATCCGCTTCTACTTGTGATGCATTGTCTGCTTGTTGTGTCTCTTGTGTAAATTGTATCATTAAATCTGCAAATTCTTCTTGTGCTTCCTTATCTTCATCATAACCCTCAATGTCTTGCTGCATTGTTTTTAATTGATTTAAAAATACTCTAAACTCTTTATCTTTTAGTTTTTGCCAAACCATATCAGCTTGATCAAATAATGCCTCAGCAAAGAGTTGCTGTTGATTACACTGCTTACCATTTAATTCTATAGTTT